ACCAAAGCCACCATGACGTGCACTTACTACAAAGAAACCGCAGGCGGCGAAGTGCTTGTTGAAGTTGATACCGTTAACGGCATTGAGATCATCAATGGCGTCGACATGATGGCAGAACACCGCAAAGCCATCGGGTTATAACTCGGGCTTAAAGCGTCAATACCAACCTTAGCCCGCAATACATAGCCGTATGCGGGCATTTTTTAAAATTAGGCGGCACCGGGCATCCTGCCCTCTAGCCGCATACTGGTCATCCTGACCATAACAGAGGGTCTAACTATGTCAGAAGCAACTCACAAAACCGTCACTTTAGATAACCCAATCACTCGCGGCAAAGAAGTGATCTCCGAAATTCAATTACGCAAGCCTAAAACAGGCGAACTGCGCGGCCTCAACGTAGTGGATATTCTCAACATGGATGTTAACGCCGTGTCCAACTTATTGCCGCGAATCACTTCGCCATTGCTCACCAAAGAAGAAGTGCAAGAACTTGCAGCAGAAGATTTTGTGCAGCTCGCGGGGGAAGTCACCAGTTTTTTGATCCCAAAGAAAATGCGCTAACACTCCCTAGTAGCGTAGACGACACCATGGCAGATATCGCCATGGTGTTCCACTGGCCACCTAGCGAAATGTACGCCATGGACATCGATGAGCTAATGCGCTGGCACGAGAAAGCCATATCCCGCTGGAACCTGCAACACTCCCCATCAAAGTGAGGCCATGAATGTCAAAAAAACTTGAGTTAAAACTGCTGCTGGATATGGTCGATAAAGTCACTGGCCCACTTAAAAAAATCCGCGAAGCCAGCGGCGGTGTCTCGGGGGAGTTAAAAGCCACGCGCGATAAACTTAAAGAGCTCAATAAGCAGTCAGCCCAAATAGACGGCTACAAAAAAGTAAGCCGTAGCCTAAGTATTACTTCGGCGCAGCTTAAACAGGCGCAGCAAGCCACGGAGCAGCTAGCCAGTAAAATGAAGGCTAGCCAAGGGGCGGCCAACGATATCGCCCAGCGCTACGCCATAGTCAAAGCAAAAGTCGACACACTCAATCAAGTCACAGGCGTCACCCCAGAGGTGCTACGCAAGGCGAAAGCCGAACTAAAACAACTCTCGGGCGAAATGAAAACCAGCCAGTCGGCGCTCAGCCAACTCAGCAAAGAGCAAACCCAAGCCCTCGACAAACTCAAACGACTCAAAACCGCCCACGGCCAATTAAAAACCAGCCATAAGCAAATGCGTGAAGAACTGCGTTTATCTGGTGTCGATACCAGAAAGCTAGGCGACGCCCAAAAAGAGCTCAAAGAAAAAATAGAGCGCACAACCGATGTCATGGAGCTGCAACGCAAAAAGTTAGAAGCTGTTTCAAGGCAGCAAAAGCGCCTAAATGATGCTGGCGCAAGTTATCAAAAAGCTAAAGCATTGCAGGGCGATCTTGCAGGTAAAGGTGCTGGTATGGTGGCCACTGGGGCGGCCATTGGTGCCGCCTCAGCCATTCCTATCATTGAGTATTCAAAAGCTGAAACCGCCGCCACAGACCTCAGGGTCGCGATGATGGGGGCGGGTGGTGTTGTGCGTAAAGAGTTTGCCGAAATCAATGCGCTAGCCAATCAGCTTGGTAACAAACTCCCGGGCACCACTGCCGACTTCCAAAACATGATGACCACTCTTCTCAAGCAGGGCATGACACCCAAGGCGATTTTAGGCGGCTTAGGTGAAGCGTCTGCATTTTTGGCGGTGCAAGTCAAAATGCCCTTTAACGAGGCGGCAGAATTTGCAGCTAAATTACAGGATGCCACAGGCACATCTGAAAAAGACATGATGAAACTGATGGACACCATTCAGCGCATGGACGGTCTTGGTGTTACTACAAACAATATGTCGCAAAGCTTTTCTAAGATGAGCTCGGCATTGCCAATCCTCAGGAAAACAGGGTTAGAGGCTGTAGAGCTACTGAGTCCACTGACCGTAATGGCTGACCAAGCAAGTATTGCTGGGGAGGTGGCGGGTAATGCCTATGCCAAAATGTTCAGGCTCTCAATGAACAAGACAAAAGTCGCTAAAGCCAACGAAATGCTTGAGGAGAGGGGCATTAAGCTCGATTTTACCGACGGCAAAGGTGAGTTTGCTGGGCTAGACAACATGTTCAAACAGTTAGAGAAAATCAAAGGGCTAAGTACCGAGGATCGCTTACCCATTCTAAGCCAAATATTTGGTGACGATGGCGATACGTTAACAGTGCTTAATCTTATGACCGATAAAGGTATTGCTGGCTACCGCGAAACCGCTGCAAAAATGAAGGCGCAAGCATCGCTGCAACTCAGGGTGAATGAGCAGTTAAATACTCTGACAAATCTATGGGATGCCGCCACAGGTACTTTTTCTAACGCGCTGGTTAACGTGGGCGAAGCGGTGGCTCCAGAGCTTAAGCAGCTAGTTAACTGGCTGGGCGAAATGGCTGAAAAGCTCGGCACTTGGGTGAAAGCTAACCCAGAACTTACAGGCACTCTATTTAAAGTTGCTATGGGTGTCGGTGCGCTAGCGGTGGCTGGCGGTACGCTGACATTAATGCTTGCGGGGATATTGGGTCCGCTGGCGATGATTAAATACAGCACAGAAATACTTGGCATTAAGTCATTGCCGCTGGTAGGCAGCGCCATCACTAAGCTGGGCGGTGCATTTTCGTGGATATTAGGCGGGTTAAAATCGCTAACCATAGCACTATTTACCACACCAATCGGTTGGCTGATTTTAGGCATTACCGCGTTAATCGGTGCGGGATATTTGCTGGTCACTCACTGGGACACAGTTAAAGCGTGGATGTCAGACTTCTGGCAAACCATCAAATCGCTCGCGGGCGAGGGTATCGAAGCCGTTAAAAGCTATTTCAATGGCTTACCAGAGCCAATTAAAGCCGTGCTTTCTAGCATTTGGGAAACCATGAAAACCGTTTTCTCATGGTCGCCAATCGGGCTAATAGTGAACAACTTTGACGACATTGTATCGTTCCTCACCGGACTGCCCGCTAAGTTTAGCAGCCTTGGCGAAATGACAATGGACGGGCTAGTTAAAGGGATCACTGGCAAGCTTACCGAGGTAAAAGAAACCATTACCAATGCCGCAAGCAGTGCCATTGGTTGGTTCAAAGACGTTCTGGGTATTGCTTCACCAAGTAAAGTGTTTGCGGTAATGGGCGACCAAACCATGCAGGGCTTAACTGTAGGCATTAGCCGGACCCAGCAGGAGCCGTTAGCCGAGGTGAATAAACTCAGTAAACAACTGGCAGGCACTGCCTTTGTGCTGGGTATCTCAGCCTTGCCAGCTGCGGCCATGCCGAATGATGTAACTAACCAGCTGTCGCCAGTGCCCAATGCTAACCGCGAAATCATCGAGCAGCTGTCGCCGGCTAAACTGAGCCAGCCAGAGGACGCCGTGCGTCAGGTGCGTGATGAGCATTCCGCTGCTGTATTGTCTGCAGTGCCTAGTGCTAATCGTGAGATCATCGAGCAGCTGTCGCCGGCTAAACTGAGCCAGCCAGAGGACGCCGTGCGTCAGGTGCGTGATGAGCATTCCGCTGCTGTATTGTCTGCGGTGCCAAATGCTAAGCGCGAGATTATCGAGCAGCTGTCGCCGGCTAAACTGAGCCAGCCAGAGGATGCAGTGCGTCAGCTGCACGACGAGCATTCAGTCGCCGCATTGTCTGCAGTGCCTAGTGCTAACCGTGAAATCATTGAGCAACTGTCGCCGGCTAAACTGAGTCAGCCAGAGGATATTATGCGCCAGGTGCGCGACGAATATCTGGGCACATCATTGCAGGTGATACCAGACCAAACCCGCACTATCAGAGACGAATACCAAGGCGTTGATTATTCGGTGCCAGATGCAATCCGCTTGGTAAAAGAGGGCGAGCTACCAGCCAGAAAAGCGAAGAGTGATGACTTATCACCAGATGATAACGGCTTAACCCATAGTGCAGTGCCAGACAGGTTAAGCACCTTTGCACAGCACCAAGCGCCGCAGCCTCAAACCGTTCATATTGATGCCGGCATTCATGCACCCATTACCGTTTATGCCACTGCTGGTATGGATGCACAGGATGTTGCGCGGTTAATCGCCATTGAACTAGAAAAGCGTGAACGTGCTCAGCAAGCACGCTTACGCAGCAGCCTAAAGGACCTTAACTAATTATGATGATGACACTCGGCTTTTTTGTATTTAGCCGGCTAACGGTGCCATACCAAACATCGCAGCATGAAATGGTGTGGCGTCACCCAACCAATAGCCGCGTGGGGGCGAGGCCATCAGCGCAGTTCTTAGGCGTGGGGGACGAAACCTTAACCCTGTCTGGTGTGCTAATGCCAGAAATAACGGGAGGAGAACTCAGCCTCGATATGCTGCGTAAAATGGCCGACACCGGTAAAGCCTATCCGCTTATCGAAGGGCGCGGCACTGTGACAGGCTTTTTTGTGATCGAGAAAATCAGCAAAGGCCGCAGTGAGTTTTTTAGCGATGGCGCCGCACGGCGAATCGAGTTCACCATTGAACTAAAGCGGGTGGATGAAAAGAACACTAGCCTTATCGCCAACGAGAACCTGATAGGCATGGGCATCAGTAAACTGATTCGGGGGATCTTGTGAGCCTTCTTGAGCAGTTTAACCCGCTGGCCAGTGGCGACCAGCCAACGCCAGATTTTCAAATTCTGGTCAATGGCAACGACATCAGTCCCAAAGTGAAATCGCGACTTATGTCGCTGCGCCTAACAGATAATCGCGGCTTTGAAGCCGACACCATTGAAGTACAACTTGATGACGCAGATGGTGAACTGGCGATGCCGCCCAAGGGCGCCAGCATGCAAGTGCGTATTGGTTGGAAGGGCAGCGCGCTGGTTGATAAAGGCACATACACCATTGACGAACTTGAGCACAGCGGTCCACCGGACAGCCTAACCATTCGCGGTAAATCCGCAGATATGCGCGGCACATTGCAGCAAAGCCGCGAGCAAAGTTTTCATCAACAAAGTGTAAGCAGCATTATCGATACGATTGCAGCCCGGCATCAGCTTAAAACCAAAATTAGCGACAAGCTCAAAGCCGAAGTTATCGAACACATCGACCAAGCCAACGAGTCAGATGCCAACTTTCTAACACGCCTAGCTGAACAATTTGACGCTATTGCCACGGTAAAAAACGGCAACTTACTCTTTTTGCAAGCGGGACAATCGAACACAGCTAGCGGTATGGCGCTAGAGGGTGTTGAAATTACTCGCCAGTCGGGCGATAGCCACCACTTTGGCGTAGCCGATCGCGATGCCTACTCAGGTGTAGTCGCCTACTGGCAAAACGATAAAAGCGCTAAACGCCAGACCGTTAAAGCGAAAAAGCCAAAAGAAGCCAAGCCAAACGATATAACGGTAACCGTCGGTGAAAAAGAGATCATGGTCGGCAGTAACGACAACGTAAAAACTCTGCGCCATATCTATGCCAACAAGCAGAACGCAGAGCGCGCCGCACGTGCCATGTGGGATAAATTGCAACGCGGAGTAGCTACTTTCAACATCACCTTAGCCATGGGCAGGCCAGAGCTATTCCCTGAGCAACCTGTTAGCGTCAGCGGTTTCAAACCGCCAATTGATAACAGCGCATGGATACTTACCCGCGTCGAGCACAATATCAATGACATGGGCTACACAACAGGAATAGAGCTGGAAGTTAAAAACAACGAAGTGGCCGAAGTCAGCGATGAAAATGACTCATCGGAATAACAGCACCTGCAGTAAAGACGGCAATGACTATGCTGGCCACAGAGGAAAAATTTTTAAATAGTGACAATGTCTTGTGTATATAGCCCCATAGTCACCCTTTAGAATGATTGCACGCAGTCAATTAGGAGTTGGGTATGATGTCAGAAGAACCAAAGAAAACCACTCGCAAGAGCTCAGCGCGCGGAGCTGGTATTACCTGCCCGCATTGTGACAGCCGCGCACTGCTGAGACGAACACGAGCAATCACCCTATTAACCAGAGAAAAAACCTATCGATGTGATAATGATGAATGTGGACACATATTCGTTAGCATTGAAGAAATTCAACGAACCGTTGTCCCTCCAAGAGTGAGTCGCGAGGGAGTAAACCTGCAGATAAGCAGAATATCAAAGCCACAAAATCAAACATTTAACCGCACTTAGCAGCAAGCATGTACTGCAAAACAAAAAGCCCACATCAGCGTGGGCTTTTTGTTGCCAAAAACAATACCGAGGTCAATATGTGGCATCATTTTAAATAAACAAAATAAAAACAATAACTTAAACAATCAAAAAAGGAGGGCTAGCCTCCTTTCTCATTATT